CCAAGTCTTCATCATACTTAGATATATAATTTGTTGTTCTAAAATGAATTAATACATCCCTTTTAGATTTTAAATATTCAAAAGCGATTTGTGCGGTTTGAGGGTTCAATACATTTTTTAAAACAAAATATTTATTCTTTTGAAAACTCATTGAAAAGGTCTCCCTAAATGCCATGATACTAATGAATATCTTTTACCTTTAGTTACTGGTTTTACTCTATGAAATAAATGTGATGGAAATACTATCATGTCTCCTGCATCTGTAAGATTTTGTACTATCTCTGTGTTTTTTTTAATTTTATCTCTATAATCAAATTCAAACTCTCCACCTGAAAATTCTTTACCACTATTTAATAAAATAGTTGATGATAACTTTCTAATTTTACCATGTCTATTTACGTCTTGAGGATTGTTATATGGTTGTTTCCAACTATCACTATGCCATCCATAATACTGACCTTTATTATAAATAGTAAATTGATTGTTTTCTGAAAAATCCCATTGAAAATTCCATCCTGCCTTTTCATTAGCATAATGAACAAATGGTTGATAAAGTCTATATAACCAAGTTTCTACAATCCATACTACATTTGATTTTCTAGTTTTATGTAAGAATTTTTTTTCTTTTTTATTTAAAGGATTGTCTTTAACATCTCTATTTGAAAAATCACCAGTTGTTGCATCTATAGGTTCTTGATCTAAACCTTGTTTGATTAGTAAGTCGCAATATCTTTTTGGTATTGCATTCTTTATCCAAAAAAAATGATTTTCTAAGACCATGATGTAGAATACATCAATTCAAAATTATTGTCTATTCTGATTTTAAATCCCACTGGGATGTTTCATTATTCCATAAATATTGATATCCGTAAGGTCCACCTGGTATAGCACCAGCTGTAGTCCCTAACCAAGTATTGGCATTATCATTCCATAAAATCGAGTCATAAACTGTTTGCACACCATCTTTATCATAAGTGTCTGTAGTGTATTGAAAAGGAGCGTTCCAAGAATTATTAGTGTCATCGTAAGTCCAATTATCATGAGGTTGCGGTTTTTTAAACCAATTTTTAGCAGATATATAAGTATCTCCTATACCACCACCTCTTTCAGCAGTTTGCTCCATCCATTGAACACCACCGCTAGGATAACCTAAATTTTTTATACACCAGCTTTCATTTATGTTGTCAGGTGTTGTAACACAATTTTTAACAATATTATCTGAGCCAATTTCTAACCAATAAGCCATTATACAGTGTTCTCCCCTGGCCATTCAGATGATCTTCTTTTATCATAAACAGTTTGAAGTCTCCAAACACCTTTACCAATTCCAACAACACTGGCCGCTGCTTCTCTAACTACTACTCTTCCGTCACCACCATTACCATTATATTGTCCAACAAAGGATCCGCCACCGCCGCCTCCTAGGCCGTCAGTTCCGTCATGCGGAGAAGGTCCTGGATTTGATGGTGTATTAGGGTCACCTTGGCCGCCGCCACCGCCGCCCCCTGGGCCGGGATTTCCGCCCGTTTTTGAATTTCCTGCGCCGCCGCCACCGCCGCAATAAGTTGTGCTTGATGGAGATGCACTTGGAGAAGCATAATCTACTGCTCTTCCTGAGCCACCATGTAATGATGAAGCTGGTGAGCCCGATCCCCCTGCGCCGCCGCCACCGCCGCCCTGCGCTTGTTGATTTCCTGCTCCACCTGCGTGACCGTAACCGTATGTTCCTGAGTCCCCAGCTTGATTGGGTTGAGTTGCGTTACCCGCAGCGTTGTTGTGCTCTTGTCCGCCGCCTCCGGATCCGCCTTGTCTATCTGTTGCATTGGTCCCTACAGCTGGTGATCCACCGCCTTTTGCTGTTAAGCCAAAACCAGTAGTATCTCCGCCAACAGCAGGAGTAGGTACGTTTGGAGATGGATTAGCTCTTTGCCCTCCAGCTCCTATGGTAATAGGGTAAGTTGTTCCGCCAGTAATACTAGCAGCTGGTCTTTGCACCATTCCGCCAGCTCCCCCGCCGCCCGTCCCCCCGGGCCCGCCTCGAACTGCACCGCCTCCAGCTATTAATAAAATATCAGCTTGGTTTGTGTGTGTTCCAGCTACAAATGATCCTGAAGCGTTTACTGTAGTAATTTTTTCAGCGGCTGTTCCTGGGCCTGCTGAAGTTGGGTTAAATTTTCCTACTATTCCTCCGTTTGCCATTTCATCTCCTATTATCCGCTAGGCCAGTTACCTTGTAAGATATGAATGAATATTTCAGGCGTGTTCCATACTCCACTCGCCACTGTTGAAGTGGGAGCGTTAGTTGGTCCTATTATACCGCCATTTGATCCTATCATAACTGACCCTTCTTAGTTAATATTATTGATCTGTTATAATATCATACGCAACTGTAGCTTCTAATTTTGAAGCTGTATTTGCGCCACCTTCTAAAGCATAACCTTCTTCTAAATAGAATGAACTATTTTTGTCAGTTACAACTAAAGCTGCATTTGCAGGTACAGATATTGCGTTAGCAATTTTTCTTGTATTAGATCCATCATCAATTGCAAGAGTTACAGTGTGAGTTGTCGTTGTAACGTTTGCTACAACAATAGACCCAATTTTGAACACTTTGTTTGATGAACCTGGATTTGTAACAAGTCCTGTAGTAACAGTAGCTGATAACGCGAAGGTTTCTGTTTTTCCAGTGATTCCTGATACGTTAACTATATTTGGTGCTGCCATTTTTTATCTCCTCTTTTATTTTTTAACCAAAAACCATAGCCATTGCAATGGCTTTTCCAGTTGAAGCAGGTACATAACTTGAAAAACTCAAGCTTTTGCTGCCGTCTGTTTGTAAATAAGTTCCGCTTGTACCGTCTGTCGTAGGTAAGTTGAAAGTTAAACTAGAGCCAACTGTCGCCGCTGCTCTAAGTCCAACATATTGTCCACCTGTTGCGTCTTCAAATCTAACTTCGTTTCTATTAACTAAATTAATTTGAGATAGTGATGCTAACACGTCAACTACGTTATTACCATCGGCGTAAACAATTTTGTGCCCTTTGTCAGTTGTACTAAAAGTAGTACCAGTACCACCAGCTGTTTTGAATGTTACTTCATAAGCACCTGACGTTGCGTTTTTAATAATTTTGGAAGCCATGCCGTCAGGTATAGTTACGTTTACACTTGACGTTAAAGTTCCACCTAAATTTATATTAGCGTTACGACCGTTTGATAATGCACCGTTAGAAACAACTAAAGTTGCTCCTGTAGTGGCATTTAAAGTGACGCCCGTATAGCCTAAAATACCTTGTTGAATTAATTTAAGGTTTGTATTTGTAATATCTCCCCATTGACCGGATTTTTCACCCGTTACCATTAACTCTAAAGATAGACCTGTAGAATATGATGATGCCATAATTTTTTCTCCTTAATATTTTTTAATTTTACCTTATGCTGCTAGCTCTGTCCATACCATGCTTACATTTGGATCAATTTCTGTCCATATTGTTGCACTTAAAGTTCCAGTAGATGTGGACATTGAATCACCTGTTGGAATTACTACTGTCGTACCACCAGCAAAAACAACGCCTGCCGTAGTATTTAAAGATCTGCCAGTTACAGCTACTATCGTATTTGGATCAGCCTCTTCATTTCCTATAGCCGTGGATATAGTGATCCCTGTTACATTTTGAATAATACTACCATCAACGAATACACTATTTAAAGCTAGGCTCATTGATTGACCAGTAGGTTCCGTTGATGAAATTACATCAATTACAGAAGTTGTTGAGAAGCCCCATGTTTGAGCGCCCCAAGCTAAATTACCCCAACCAACTTCTTTTTGATTTACTTTAGATGTTAAGCCAAATCCAGTAACTTGTATTGTTTCACCTGCTGGCTCACCCCAGTCTGCATCACCCCAACCTAATCTACCCCAGCCTTCATTTATCACAGCTGTGATTGAAACTGTTCCAATATTAGTTGAGATTGCTTGTCCTGTTAAAGCACCAGCTTCATTTGGTTCACCCCAAACTTGTTCACCCCATTTTCCTCTACCCCAACCTTGGTTAACTTCTGCAGTAACAGATACTGATCCTTGGTTGGTGTTCATAGATAATCCGCTTGCTAAAGCATCTCCTGAAATACCCCATGCATTTTCTCCCCAAGTTTGTCTGCCCCAGCCTACATTAACTTCTGAATTAATAGATACTGAATTAGTTGTTGAAGTTAAAGCTAAAGCCGTAGCTGTAATTTCAATAGACTCTACAGATGAATTCCATTCACCCTGTCCGTATCCTAATCTGCCCCAACCTATATTTACATCTGCTTCTATATTAGGACTTCCAAGCACATTAGATAAAGTTAAAGCAGTAGGTTGAATTAAATTAGTTGAACTGTTCCATGCATTTGCTCCCCAAGATAACGCTCCCCAAGTTTGAGTTGTGACATCAAACACACCTCCCATACTGATACCGTGAACGTAACAAAGATAATAAAAATCTGTTGAAGAACTTGGAGTAATTTCTATGTACCTTGTAGATGCAGCATTAAAATTTGTTGTATTAGTGTAATTGTCCTGATTACTAGTGCCGTCTAAGTAATAAGTAACACCCGTAGATATTATATTGGATATGCCTTGTGATGTAGAAAAAACTAAAGGGTGATTGTCGTTAGATGAATCACTTTGATCGAATCTTAATGTTGCGCCTTGAACCCAACTAATCGTTCCTGGACCAGTTGAGTTTCTAGCACCATCTAGGTAGTAAACATTTCCTGTTCCACCACCATACTTGGAGCCGGTGGCTACGGTAACAGTGTATGTTTTGTCTGCCATAGCCTGGCTCCTCCCTTAAATTAAGATATTCTTAATATAGCAGCCGATGTTGTGAATGCAGGGAATTGAATTGTAAAAGTTCCCGAAGTTGCTGTTTTATCAGAACCAAAATCTAAAACTGCTACAGCTTTTTTACTATCTGTAGTGTTATAAATCATAGCACCTCTCGCTGTTATAGTTACTCCCGTAAAAGACAAATCAGCGAAGTCTACAATTGCTACTCCATTTGCTACTGATGTATTTTGTGACTTCAATTGTCCGCCACCAGAAGTGTAAGTTCCTGATGCAGAAACTTGACCTGTTGTAGTGAACGAAGTTGTAGCCGCATTTATCGTTGCTGCTGATGTGTATAAAGCCAGTTGAAAAGTATCTCCACCTGACGCAAAATTGTGTACTCCTTCTAATAATTCTTTCTTAAAAGAGTTACATACTGCTTGTGTAATTGCCATTTTTTATTCTCCTATTTTTAAGGTGAAGGAGAAGGAATTTTAACTCTTGGTACACCGTCAGTATATTCTCCTCTTCTTCTTCTACCTGTTTGCTCAATCGCAAAATTTTGTATGCTTTCATTATACTTCTTTTCATATAGATTGTACATATCCATGGGCCCTTTCAGAAAGCTAAAAGCCTCTACGAGACATGCATAAACTAAGACTTCATCAGCATAAGTGCTTATAAAAGTAGATGTTGATTTTTCCGGCACAGTCGCTGCATCATTAGATGAAAATAGATGAGGAGGCGTTCTTATATAGCTAACCTCAACAGTATCTGCTGCTGCAGGTGCAGGAGCTACAATAAGGTAAAAATTGTCATTTGTTCTATACCAGTTCCCCCAGTATTTTGGTGTTCCTGTAGCCTCAGTTGGATTATACTCATTTAAAAAACTTGTCTCTCTATTTTCAAGAAAAGTTCTTGTTCCACCTGAAATATGTTGAACAGATCTAACAATTAAAATATCGTTAGGTAATAACACATATTTGCTACCAACAACAAAATTAGATGTTGCAAATTTTCTTAAATAATCTGCATCTACTGCACGAGCTATTCTTAATTCTGCATCTCTTATAAAACCATCACAAATAGAATCACTAAGCACAGTGCTATCCACTTCAGTATAATTTCTAATCTTTGCAATGAGTTCTGTATACGTCATGATGTTACTATTGTTACCTTCCCTAAATTAGCTCTCACTAATCTTGAATTATTTACATCGTTTGGTGAAACTGGAGTTTGCTGTGATGGTATAAAAATAGTCTCTCCTGCAGCATTTGTTGTTTGATATAAAACTACAGAAAATTGACCTGGCCAATCTTTTGGTTCTAATGATACCAATATACCACTTTTATGCATTGGTCTTGGATTAATCAATGCTATTGGATCAGCTGTATGATGTTTAGGATCTAACTGAGGATGTTTAGGTTCATATTCAGAGAAATGAACTAAAGCTCCATTCCATTCCTTAACCATCTCAGAATATTTAAATTCCATTCCTGATCTGTCAGATATCGCTTTGGCATATTTTCCTTTTGCAAATGGCATTATGCTACTCCGTCTCCATAAAATGTTTGTGGTGAAATATAAACAGAAGTTCTTTGACCATCTTCAGTTAAAGCTCTATTTAATTCATCTTGATAAATTATTCTTAAATCTGCTGTTCTATCAGGGACTCTTTTCATTGACAGATAATAAGCTAATCCTGAACACATACATGGTAAAAATCTAAACACAACATCAGGATCATTTGTGTACGCTCCCGCATCCTCAATTCTTTTTACAAAATAATATTTTAGATAAGTGTAAGTGCTAGCATTAGGTGCTTGATATAAAGTTATTGTGGGTGTTGTTTGTCTATCAACAAAATATTGAGAGGGTTGTCCTTGAGCTCCTTTATTAGGTAAAGCTGCATAAGCAGACCTGTCAATTTTTGTAAGAGATACGTCCGTTATACTACTACCAATACCTGTTCCTGTAGAAATGTAAGCTTCTAAAACATCATTGCAAGTTGCCGGCGTTGTATAAGTTGCAGTGCCAGCAGCTAATAGTTGTTCTTTAAGTTCAACTTTCCAAAGATGCACACCTTGGTTACCCCATTCAGAAAATAATAAGTTTAAACTTCTTCTTGCTGATTTTAAATCGTAGCCAT